ACCGCTTTCTCCAAACTCATCTACAATGTTTCCACCATAAGTTCCGTCTGCTTTTGTTATATTACCCTCTGTGTCTACGGTGCTACCGTCATCACTATAAGTTGGATTACCACCAAAAGTTCCTGATTGAGTAAATCCAACATCCTCAGGATCTGTATCATCTAAACTTGATTGTAAACCTAATTGTGCTTGACGTTCTAATTCTTTTTTTTCTTCAGCCCTATCTTGAGCATATTGATATGCAGTATTTGCTGCAAGAAAAGGAGTTAAAAAAGGAAACATGCTTGCTAATCCAGCTCTAAGACCAAAATTAAGTAAAGGCTTATCAGTTGGGTTTTGAATTAAATTAGATATATCTTTTAAATTTGTTACACTACCCGTGTTGGTTATACCACCCGTTAAAGCAGCTTCATCATATATATTAATATCACCGGATGTTGATCCTGTTATATCTCCTGTTTCAAAATTTATATTTCTATCAACACTATCACTACTTTGATTAACAGGTACAACTATGTTTGGTGCTTGTCCTGCAAGTTCTGCACTTGCGTCTGAAGACACAATACCACTTGTTGCAGTTTCTGCTGCAATGTCTCCAGCTGTTCCTTCTATATTTTCACCTGGTTCTGGAGTGTAACTTAAAGTACCATAGCCACCAGTTCCCTGTATACTAATATCTTCTTTTGTTAATGGCATTATCTTCTTCCGTCTGGTTGTATGTCTAATCTAAATGTACCAAGTTTCCAAAACTGACTTGTACTTGTGTTAGATACTTTTAATGATATAGCACGAGCTCTTGCACGTGTGTCTATTTTTTTAGTGCTTGTTGTAATTGTAAATGGTCCTAAGGACGAACTTGCTTCTACGTCAGTTGGAAAATCTCTTAACTGTAATGTAACTGTTGCATCTCCTGTTTGAGATAAAAAGTCTGGTATGACTCTTCTAACTTTCATTATGTATTCACCATCTCCTCTAATATCAGCTGCACCATTTCTGTTTATACTTATATCAAAATCTCCTGATTCTATATTTGCAGCGATAGCAGTTTCTGCTCCTTCTTTAACTTGGTTTAATCCTGTTTCGTGTTCATAGTATATAGAAACGCCATCCGTATTTCCTTCTACATAAGTAGATGAAGTTGATGAACCGTTTGTAGATGTGTCGTATTGTGTAGCATGTGGTTTACCAAAAATAGCTGAGTCTGACCAAGCTGTTCTATCTAATGTACCTGTAGTCCACACAGGTCTTTGTGCTGTAGAATCTAAATAATTATAAGTTACAACTCTGTTAACTGTATTAGCACCAGAAGATACATAAAACCAATTTATCTCACCAAACAAATTGTTTAGTCCTGCATTAACGTGTTGTTTAGTTACTGTGTTTAAATCATCAAAAACAAAATCTTCTACTAAGCAAGGTAATGATTCTAGTTGTCCACCATATCTAAAGAAACCATTTTCTGACATCCAATAAACTGTACCGTCAACTTCTACTGCAGCGTTCTTACCTATCAATCCACAGTTAGTTCCTACTTGTTCAAAGGCAAATGTAAAAGGTGCACCAACAAAACGCATTAAAAATAATGCTGTGTCTGTCCATACATAGATTGCATTTCTACCTCTAAGTGCGCCCATGATCCGTGATCCGTCGGCCAGTCTTTGTGTGCCTGCAGTATTGTTTGCTGTGGGTGTATACGATGTAATATCTTCTTGGTCCGAAAATCTTATAAACATCTGATCTTGTGTAGATTTTGTTCCAATAGTTGTTTCTGTTCCAAAAAATACTAAGTGTCGATCTGGTGTAGATACTAACATATCACGTGATGCTGTAGGTGCACCACTTGCTATAGCTGCTCTTGTTGTAACTGCGTTTGCATCATCTGCATCCCATGTAAAAGTTTCACCACCAAATATAGTTGCAACTAATTTATTACCAAAATTATCTAATGACCATAAACCAGGTGCTGTAATTATGTCTCCTGACGGAGCTGCACCAAAACCAGCATATGTAGCAGCATCTATAACTTGTGCTCCATCTGAGTGTATAGCTGCCGTGGTTCCTGATGCACCACGACTTAAACCTGATAAAGTGTTACCGCTTTTAGAACTGTATGTAATAAGTTCTGCTCCAATAATTACTGTACCTGATGATGGAAACGATGTAGCACTAGCTAAAGTTAAACTTGTAACTGATGCATTAATACCTCCATCTAATGTAGATATAAATTGTCCTGATTGTGTTCCGCCCCATTGACCTAGTGACCAACCCGTAGCTGCTGATTCTACAGCAGGTCCTACTCTAAAATAAGCTTGTACTCTAATACCACCAGAAGTTGTTGCACCAGAACCACTTTCGCTAGAAGGCATAGTGATTGTACAAGTTGTATCTGTTGGAATAGTTTTAATTTCAAATTTAATATCGTTAAAATCTCCAGCTGCAAAATTAGAATTAGTGATAGTTGAAAAATTGTCTAATAAAATAACATCACCAATATTTAATCCATGGTCTGATGCAAAAGTTATTGTAACTGTTGCTGATCCGTTTGTAGTTGTAAATGCACTTGTTAAAGTTGACGTTGCTCTTATAGGGTGTACGTCATAGAAGATACCACCTGAGTATACATATAAAACTTTGTTAGTTCCTAACGCAGCATATTTAATACCTGTTGCGTTTACGAAATGATGTATAGCTGTGTTTCTTCCTGTAAGTTCTGTAGATCCTAACTGTGCCCAACCACCTATTTTTTCAGGTGTGCCATATCTAAACCTAACATTATCACCATCTATCCATTGATTTTCACCACCGGTAGCAGTAACTTGTTTATTAAACCCAGGTTGAAATCCTATTTTTTGTAACATATGTCTCTCAGATTATATTAAAGTGCGTTGTGAATCAACGAGTTTTGGGTATACCCAACATAGGTCTTTTATCATACAAATTGGACTTTGCAAAGGGTCCATTTGCATGATTGTAGTGTAAGAACACTTGTCCGCATAGTTTGCCTTGGAAAGGTTCTCTCCAATGCTCTAATTCGCAGCCTGAGTATATAAGCATATCTCCTGGCTTTAAGTCAACTTTTATTCCTTTAGGTGCACCAGGTTTTATAATACCTTCGTATTCTTTAATAACATTGTCTGCTCCTGTTGGATCAATAAATATAGGCCATGAATCACCACCTAGATTTAGTGTTGTTGATATCTCACAACTAGGTCTATCTTTATGTCTGTTTAATATATTACCTGTTCTATATAATCTTGTGTAAGAATAGGTAGGTATTAAATCTAAATTTGTTTTAGCTTTCATTACAGGTATAGTTTTAAGAAGTAATGTTTCCATTAATCTATCTGCATATTTTGCATAGGATCCTGGCACTTGTTTATCGTGAAAGTTTCCAACCAATAGATTACCTGAATGTGTAACATAGTTTTCTAACATCCAATGATCTGCCTCTGCTGATATTTGTAAATAAGTATAAGCTATATCTGCTAATTCTTTTGATATAGCATTACGTATAACTTGGTATTTATTTTTTTTAAAACTCATGTTTGTATAAAATTATAAGACACTGATATACGCCAGTTCTTTTCACCTTTTTCTGTATTCATATTTATATCTACACCGTGTGGTTGCCACGATGGAAAGAATATCATACGTCCTTCTACAGCTTCATAAGCACATACTCTCCATAATTGTTCTGGTAAATTGTCTGTTCGTCTTGGCATGTAGGTATTAGGTCCTGGTCTAGGATCTTCTAAAAATAATTTACCAGAGTTCTTAGGGACTTTTATATAGTACACACCTGACCATAATGAGTTAGGATGTGTATGTGTTTTATTATAGGAATAAGTAGGACTCACATTAGCCCACATATTTCCCAATCCTAGCTTAGGTGCAACACCATAATCTTTATTACACTCTTCTGCCATTTTAAATAACTCTTGTGTAAGTGGGTCATACTCTTTCTTTTCATTCATGTTTGTTGGACTATGCCAACCAAATCCAGAATTAGTTTTTACCTCACCTTTTGGTTCAGCTTTCTTCCATGCTTTAATATGTTTAAATAAATATTT